ATTATTATGTGATGAAGGAATATTAACTCAGGCAGAAATTGGAAAGATATTTGGTGTTAGTCGCCGAACAATTTCAGCTATAAAAAATAATAGAATTTGGAAACATATTCAAATAGGAGACAAAATGAACTTTTCTGATATGAATAAATACAAACCAGTGGTAGATTTTCTTGTAAGAGATATAAATAGTTTTACAGATTCAGAAACAGATTTTTCCCATAAAGGTAAAATATCAAAAAAAGAGATTTCAAAATGTTTGAAAAATATACGATTGATAGTTGATGATATATTAAAAGATAATATATTAGAGAAAAAAATATAAAAAATAAAAGAATATGAGCACATATTTAACATAGAAAGGAGTTGATGTATATGCCAGAAAATGTAAAAAATGATACAATAGAATTTAAAGGTTTTGATGACTGGGTCGCAATTTTTCGTGGAGGTGAACAGACAGACAATTCAGGAAACACACATGACGGGAATGAACTCATAAATTCTGCCATAAAATATTATAGTCCAGATATTGATGGAGAAGCCCCGATATGTTTAGACCACAAAACTGAAGGCCCTTCATACGGCTGGGTTCGGTCACTGAAAGCAGAATGTGTAGATGGAATTAAAACATTATTTGCAAAGATTGATGCCACAGATGATTTAATCGAACTAATAAAATCTAAAAAATATATAAATAGAAGTGCTGGATTCTATCCGGATGGAAAACTTAGAGAAGTCTCTATGTTGGGAGCTTCGATACCAGCAGTTAAGGGACTGAAACCAATTTCTCTTTATGAAGATGAAAAAGATATTATAACATTCAATTTTGAGGATACAGATAAATCTAAAGAAAATACAACTGAGGAGACAATTATGCCAGATACAAAACCAACTGAAAATAAAGAAATAAGTTTTTCAGAAGAAATTGTTATTAACAAATTAAAAGAACAAAAACAAAATTTAGAAAAAGAATTCAATGAAAAATTGAATATAAATAAATTAGAGTACGAGGAAAAAATTAAAAATATAAATTTTGAACAATCTAAAAATGAAATTAAGACTTTTTTAGATAATTTGCTGAAAGATGGTAAGATAACCCCAGCGATTTTGGACTCAGGAGTTCAGGATTTCTGTGAAAGTCTAATTGATTCTGAAAGTTTTAATTTTAATGAGAAAACAGTTTCAAAATTAGAATGGTTTAAAGGTTTCTTATCTTACGGTGATAATTCTGGTTTATTTACAGAGTTTGATAATTCAAAAGATAGATTACCAGATGATAATGATGGAAAACAGGAACTTTTAATAAAAAATAAAATGAAAGAAGATAATTCACTTGATTATAATGAAGCTTTTTCTGCCATTCAATTAGAAAATAGAGAACTTTTTCCAATTAATAATTAAACAATAAAATATAAAAAAGGAGTATAAAATGGCTATAAATCTGCCTGTTCTAAATATTTCATTTATTGCCGAAGAAGATTTGAGTTCTTATCAATATCGATTCGTGGCTCTCTCGACAACCCAAAATTATGTGAAAGCCATCGATACCACCGCTGAGGAAGTAATAGGAATTTTACAAAATTTTCCTGAATCTGGTGAAACTGCATCAGTCATGGTAAAAGGTATTTCGAAAGTGGTGGCCGCGGAAAGTTTAAACGCAAACGATATTTGCGATGCAGAATTTATATCTGGAACAGATAGCGGAAAAGCTATTCCTGTCGCGGAAGGCGGACAGCGATTATGTGTTGTTTTAATCGCCGCATCGGCTGAGAATAAGCTGGCATCTGTATTGTTGAAGAATTGCTAAATAATTTAATAAAATTTAAAATATAAAGGAGTTATAACATGGCTGTACGCGATAACATGGTTTTTGGCCCACTTCGTAATGTCAGTATTCTATATAAAAATGAAAATTATATTGCAGAAGAAATTTTTCCATCTCTGATTGTTTCACCCCGTTCCCAACTAACTGTGTATAATCATGGTGATTGGTTTAGGGATGAGGCTCAAGTTAGAGCACCAGGAACTTCGGCTGTTCGAGGTAATCCCACATCAACATATGTGCAAGTTACCACACAAAAATGGGCTTTTGCGAGTGAAGCAACTGATGAGGATCGCGATGAGGTAGCCTATACTAATGCGCCGCCATTGGAACCTGACCAAGATGCTATCCAGTTTGCTACAGAAAAAATCCTTCTTAGAAAAGAAGTACTTGTTTCGAATGCGATTTGCGGTTCGCAAACGGTGTGGAATGGAGAAACAGGTGGAGAAGATTGCAATGCACTTTGGGCCGCTGGCGCAAACAATACATTTATCGAAGATATTCACGCTGGAATCAATACGATGATTCAAAATACGGGACACAGACCCAATAGGTTACTACTTTCTTATAATACATTTTCTCAACTTCAACAAGAATCCACACTGTTGAGCAGAGTACAGTACTCGTCTTTGGGTATTATCACTACAGAATTAATTGCCAAATTATTTGGTTTGGATAAAGTTTTTGTTGCCACAACGATATATAATTCAGAGGACGAAGAATTGACAGATTCACATACTGGTGGATATTTATTCGAACAGACTGCTGGAAAAGGGTCGGCATTCCTTTACTATTATAATTCAAGAGTCGGAAAAAAGATAAAGAACTCAGGATATCTGTGTACATTACCTCGAAATGGTACAAATCGTGCGGTATATAAATTCCGTGAAGACGATAGACATACGGATATATATGAAGCCTCTGAAGAATTTTCAGTAGAAACTTCTCATGCGCCAGACTTGGGAAAATTGTATGTTGATACAATCGTCACATAAAAAAAATAATTTATAATTTAAAAGAGGATAGGGACTATATCCCGATAAGGTTAAATACTTTCCTCTTTTTCTATTTTTAGAAAATAAATTTAATAAACAAAATATGAAATGAGGTGATAATAATTGGCATACTGCACAGAATCGGATATAGAATATCAAGTAGAAGAAGAGATATTAACCCAATTAACAAATGACCGCGATGTTAATAGCATTGGCGTTTTAGCAGAAGATTCTACATCTGAAAATGATTATCTTGAATTGACAAATTCTGATGAATTCCCAGACACAAATGGACGTGTACGAATCGGAACCGAAGAAATCGACTACGAAACAAATAATAATACTACAAACCAATTATCTGGACTCAGGAGGGCTGTCAATTTTACTGTGGAGGAATCACATGAAGCGGGTGATACCGTCACAGAAATCCATACTGTAGATGAAGATGTTATCACAAGAGCGATAGAATCCGCGGATTCAATAATAGATAGTTTTTTAGGAACACGATTTAACAATCTTCCATTTTCTGATGTGCCAAATGTCATAAGATTCCATTCTGTATGTATTACGGTATATCTACTTTATAGTCGCCGAGAAAGTTGTCCAAATATCGTGGAAGAAAAATATAATTTTAGTCTTTCGTTTCTTGAGCGTGTGTTAGAAGGAAAAATAAATCTTGATTCGTCTGTGGATGTTTCTTCAGATTTGAAAGACAGTATAATAACAAACACATATGAAGCAGATAAACATTTTTCAATTGGTTCTCCAACTCTCGGTACAACTGGTACGCTCGATGACTACTAATTTCATAATAAAAACAATAACTTGGAGTCTATAATATGGGAATAAAAACAATAGGATTATCTGAAGTATTAAAAGACCTTGGATATATTGAAGGTAAATTAAAATCACCATTTGAAAATATTGGAAATACTGTTGGAAATATCGCTATTGAAAATATTAAAGAAAAAACTCCTGTACGGTCAGGGACATTAAGAGATGGAAATAAATTTGATTCTAACAATGAAGAAATTATTTTAAAAAATGATGTTGAATATTCTGGTTATGTAAACGATAAAAATGAGTTTTTCTATCTCGATGATAATGTCGAAGATGAAATTGAGAAACTTATAATGGATAATATCATCAAGGAGTTTTAATATGATTGAATTACTCAAGGCGATTCAAGCTGAGTTACAAAATAGTATAGATTATATAAAAAATTCAAATATTTATATTGTCGAACTCGATAATCTAATCCCAAAAGGGTCTAAATTTCCACTGGTTACGATTAAAGACGGTGGTGAAATTAACGATTTCAAACTGTGTCATATGTTTTATAAGAAATCACAAGTAATTATCACTATTTTCAATCGTGTTGAAAAAGATGGAAATTCTACTAAAACAAGAGGAATTTTATCAATTGAAGAAGATATTTTTAATATTTTAATAAATAATCTTTTAGATATTTGCTATCTATATGAAGCTTATCCAATCATCCAAGAATCAACAAAAAGTATAAAAATAACAGAACGAGATTCCATCGCGTATAAGCGATTAATCATGGAATATAAATTTTTTTCCAAATGGACTTAAAAAATTAACAATTTAAGATAAAGGAGGTATTCAAATGCCTTGTACGAACCCAGCGGTTGGCGGGAATGCCCGAATCGTTATCCAAATGGAAACTTGCTTCAAAGAAGAAGTTTCTCCCGTTAGTGGCATCGTTTTGCCGTTTGCTACTTGTGATATCGCGGTTACGCAACCACCGAATCAGGTTTCAAATTTGCGCTCAGGTCGGCATTCTTCTCGTCCATGGCGAGGGAATCAAGAAATTTCTGGAACTTTAACTGGAAATGTGGGAACAGATTCAATTTATTACATTTTACAAGCAATGTTTTCGGCCCCAGATTCGACAGGCACGGTTCACGAATTCACCATAGATTCAACTGCACAAAATTTTATTATTTCTAAAGAATTTTTGGACGTAGAACAATATCATATTTATCGGGGCTGTAGGGCAAATTCCTTAAGCTTTGCGTTCAATTCTGCGAACGAACTCATGTATAATTTATCATTTCAAGCCGCATCCGAAACGAGACAGGAAACACCCTATGACGACTCGCCTGAAGATTTAGGAGCCGAACAATTTTATTTTAATATTGATATGGGTAGTGCCGTAGAAGAAGGCGGGGTATCTACAGATATTTTTGATGAGATAAATTTAAATATAGCCAATCCAGTTAGTATGATTTATGGCCTGTCGGGCGGGGGCACAGCAACCTACGCATCAAGTGGCAAAGTCGAAGTAACTGGAAATGTGGTTGGGGTTTTTCTGGACGGTAGTCTCATTAATAAAGGCGCAAATTTTACGGAGACTTCACTTGATTTAATTCTGTCGAAAGGAACAAATTACTTAAGATTTTATATGCCTGAAATGGAGGTTTCCCGAAATTCTCCCCCAATTTCTAATGGAGATATTATTAAGCAAGATATTTCATATGTGGCCTATTACGAGAATTCAGACGAACAGAGCGATATCGTAGTTCAGGTCTCAAATGATAGGACATATTAATTTAGAGTGAGTTCATTATTTATAGAGTGTTAACATATTACTAAAGGACAAGAAGAGGATGTAGGATAATAGAGTTAGTCCTGCATATTCTTCTAACAAAATAATAAACGATATAATTTATTTATTTTAACCAGTGAGAACAAAATAAAAAGAGATAGATAGGGTCATTCCCGAAAAGAGTAATCCAGAACTCCTTCTATTTCTTATTTTATAATTCTGGAAAATCAAACTGGAGGATTTAATTATGGAAATTTATGAAAATTTAGATTTGAATGATTTAGATGGAGAAATTTGGAAATCAATAAAAAATTTTGAAGACTATCAGATTTCAAATTTAGGACGAGTGAAAAGTTTTAAGTGTGGAAAAGAAAGAATACTAAAACAAAATAAAAATAAGCATGGGTATTTATATGTTAGTTTATCTAAAGACGGAAAAGAAAAACCTAAATTAATTCACAGATTATTATTTGAGACTTTTAACAATTATAGCTTGAAAAAGAACGAGATAATTCATCACCTTGATTTTACAAAAGATAATTTCTTAAATAACCTTCAAGTTATGACAAAATCTGAACACCATAGTTTACATAATAAAGGAAAAATAGCATCAGAAAAATCAAAGAAATTAATGAGTGAAAATCATGCAGATGTTAAAGGTGAAAATAATCAAAATTCAATATTAACAGAACAAGATATTATTCTAATTAAAATTGATTTATGTGGAGGATTATTAACACAAAGAGAAATCGCAAAAAAGTTCGGCGTTAGTTATTATACAATTTCAGATATAAAAAGAAGAAGAACTTGGAATCACATATAAAATAAAATCGATTTTAAGGCCCAAAATTCGCTCAAAATTCAACCATTATTCTGTACATACTAACACACATACACCTATCTAATAATCAAAATTTGATGTCTTATTTCAATCAATCCTAACATCGATTTTAGGTCTATTTTAAGGACTTAATTTTTAAGTTATGCCATACTATGTATTATATCTAAATGATTCAAATTTGAGGCGTTATTTGATTAATTAAAGGCATCACAGGACATACATAGGAGAGAATATGTAAAAATGAAAAAAAAGAAGAAATTTATTAAACCAGTAAATGTGCTTCTATCAGATAGGATGCACATCCAATTAAAAATTATAACGGATAAATACGAAATTAATTATTCCGATTTTGTACGTCAATCTATCAAAGAAAAAATTGAAAAAGAACAAATAAAAGACAATAAGGAGATTTAAAAAATGTTTAAAATGGAAAATTTCGACAAAACGATTATCATTACAAATGAAGCTGATGAATTTGCACTTACAGGTTATTGTGATATACCATTTACTATCACAATAAAACCATTGACAAAAAATTTAACTAAAATTCTCACAAAAAAAGCTATGCGAAGAAGAGGAGATTTTGACCATATTGAATACAAATCGAGTATATTCATGACCTGTGTAGTAGGCTGGTCAGGTATAAAAAATGATGACACAAAAGAAGAAATAAAATGTACAGAAGAGAATAAAAAAATAATTGATGAAAAATATCAACCATTTGTCAATTGTGTGGTGAACGCGATTAGTAATATTCATGATAATGAGATGAAAGAATTGAACGAGAATTTTGAGGAAGAAGTAAAAAACTAACTGACTTCTGGCAATGGTCAACAAAATATGGTAAATATTGTAGTGATTGTCAGGAGAAAAAAGAAAGAGAAAATGAAGAACCACAATGTTGGATTTGTAAATTCAACCAACCTGATGAATTATTTAGAGAAAATCAGGAGACTGTAGAAATATATCAATTATGTTATAGTTCCAGAGATTTGAATGGTAACTTGGATGGTCGAGTTGTGTTAGATATTATGGATTCGATGAATATTAATAAAGAAGATAAACTTAATATATTCAAAAAAATACAAAGAATAGAAACAAAATCAAAATTAGAGAATAATGATAAAAATGTTTTCAAGAAAAATAGTCATGAAAACATTAAACAAAAACATAAACAGAATAAAAGTAATATGAAATTGTAGTGGGTTATTAATTTATAGAGTGTTAACATATTACTAAAGAGGGGAACATAACCCTTCAAATAAAAGAAATAAAGGGAGAATAAAAAATGTGGAAAGCAATTAAGAATTTTATAAACAATTTAGGGAATGATGTATATGAAGATAATAGTCGTAATGATGAAGAGTTTTATAAAAAACTTCACGAATCATATGAAAACATAACAAATTTACAAAAAGAATTAAACGTAACAGATTCAGAGATAAATTCTGAATTTGTTGATAAATATATAGAAAGATATGTACCTAAAGCGATAATTGAAAAATATTCCGTTAAAACAGTTTAAATAAATGTGGAATCATTGTGAAATATTCATGATGGTTTCACATTTTCTAAAATTTTAAAGAAAGGAGTTGATATGGCTGAAAAAACACTCAAGTTCAATATCGATGTCGAATCAGATAGAGCTACAACAGATGTTAACTTATTCAATAAGTCTTTAAAAAACACTGGTAAAGATGCTGAAAAATCCTCAAAATCTATTATCAACTTTAAAAACGCTATAAAGGCAATGTTAGGTGTATTAGCAGTACATAATTTAATTAAGTTATCTAAATCATTTATCGATGTGGCAAGCTCAGTTGAACAATATCGATTAAGATTAGAAATCTTATTAGGTTCTGCACAAAAAGCAAATCAGGTTTTTAAAGATATGTCCACTTTTGCTGGAAAAGTTTCATTTACTTATGATGAAATCATGGAAGCAGCCACAAGATTATCTGGGGTTTTGAAAGGTGGAGTTGATGATATAAATAAATGGATTCCAAGAATATCTGATATTGCCGCGACTTACAATATAACAATAGCCGATACTACAAATCAAATTATTCGTATGTATTCCGCAGGGGCACAGAATGCAGAGATATTTAAAGAAAAAGCTGTATTAGAAATGTTAGGTTTCAAAACTGGTGTTTCCTACAATGTGAAAGAAACCCGTAAAATTTTGGAAGAAACTTTTACAAAATCAACTCTGAAAATTAGTGGGGCTGCTGTTAAATTAGGTAAGACATGGGACGGACTTCTTTCCATGATGGCTGACAAATGGTTTAAATTTAGAGATGAATTGATGAAATATGGCGCTTTCGACGTCATTAAAGATGCAGTCCAAAAATTAGATGATAAATTTAGTGAGTTAATTGAATCTGGAAAAGCAAAAGAATATGGTGAGATTATTGGTAATACATTTGGTGTTTTAGTGAAACCTATAGAATTTATAATTAAACATATGAAAATTCTTGGCCCATTAATGAATGGAGTATTGTATACAGTTTTTGGTCTTGTGAGTATTCTTGGTGGTTTAATAATAATGAAAGTTGGCGGATTTTTTAAAGGTATAGGTTTAGAACTTAAAAAAACCACACTTGAAATACAAAAACAACAAGTAGAACTAAAGAAACTTAAAGATTTATATGGTGGTGTTAGACCATCTCAATTACCAACGTTAGAAGATTTTCATGGAAAGACATTAATTGAAGTTAATAAGGAAATAATAAAAAATCAAAAACAATTAAATACTTATAATTTAATATGGGCAAAAACTAAAAATGTTGCAAATTCTACACTTAATACAATAATCGCTGGATTTAAAGCGTTAGGAACAGCGATGAAATATGCTATTATGGGTGCTGGTATCGGTTTATTGATATGGTCTCTTAAAAAACTCTATGATGGATTTAAAAAAGTGTTTGACCACATTAAAAAATCTGATGAATGGGAAGAATTTTCAAAAAATGTAAAAGAAATACGTAAAAATTTGAGTGATATGTTTGATATATTAATGGAAAATTCTGGATTGATTCCAACACTTATGGAACATATAGTTGAACTATCTAAAAAAATAAAGGAATTTACAGCGTCAGATGATTTTAAAACATGGGCTGAAAATAATTTTGATTTTGTTATTGAAAGTGTTAAAGCAATGTTATTAACATTTGAAATATTATTTTCTACTGTAGGAAAATTAACAGGTGGACTGATTGAATTTTATGCGTGGACAAAGAAACAAGAATATGAAGCTCCTGCTGGTATTGGTGCAAATGTTAGGTCAAAAGCCCAAATAGATTTTGAAATAGAACAACAGAAAAAATTATTAAAATTATATGAAGATGTTGATAAATATAGAAAAGGAATACCAAGTGATTTAACAATTTCACAAAAACTTCAAACTGGAATTGGTGTGGATTTATTAAAAAATATACCATCACCTGAAGAAATAAAAGATAAAATTAAAGATTTAACCAAGGAATTAGAAAAACAAACTGAAGAATATCAAAATGCAATAATGCTTGGACTATCTGGTAAGACAATTAAAGAAACTGTTGATAAAGCTGTTAACGCATTAGATAAGTTAAGAAATAGCCTTAATAGATTTGATGTGGAGGAAGGTGATTTCACACCATTAACACAAGAATTTTGGGATAAATTAGATGAAATTAAATTTACACCAATCGATTGGAAAAAATTTGATAGTGATTTGAAAAAAGCAGATGAAAAATTAAAAGAATTATTAGATAAGTTAGCAGATACAGTTGAACAAGCCCAAATAGACATATCAGATTATATTATAAGTAATAGACCAGAATGGGATAAATTTTTTCCGTCTCAAGAAACTATCGATGCCTTTGAAACTAAATCAAAAATAGCAATTCAAAATATTAATAATGAATTAAAAAAGAATCTTGCAATTGAAGGAATAACAATTGAACAAAGATTAATTCTCCAACAAGATGCGACTAATAAAATTATTGAAATTAATAAAAATATGAACAAAGAATTATATTCAGGTTGGCAAGATTTAAATGAAGGTTTATCTGATACTTTTTCCAGTGCATTTAAACGAATGTTAGAAGGTGAAGGTGCGACATTTCAAAACTTTTTGGATAGTATGTCAGATATGTTTAATAATTTTGTCACAGATTTAGTCAAGGCTGAGATATTTAAACCATTATTTGACCAATTAATCGCAGGGCTTAGAGGCGATTTAGTTCCCTTTACTTTTGAAGGTGAGTTGGCTCATGGTCAACAACGTGCTCCTGAATTTATGGGTAAATATGGCCCTCAAATAATGAAAAGTATTGGTGCTGGCGCAATAGGTTTTGGCGCAGGTCAAATGGCAGGACAAACTGGAGTTGGTGGTGGTCTCGGAGCTGGCATAGGTTTTGCCGTGTCTGGCCCAGTCGGTTCAGTGGTAGGAGGTCTATTAGGAATTGCAACCGAAGGCATTTTAAGTGCTTTCAAAAAACGTAAGGCTCCTGTTGAAAAGAGTATCACAGTATTTTGGGATGTTCTTGAAGGTCAAATCAAAGAACTCACTGTCACGGCTACTGAGGATATACCAACAATTGAGGTTCGAAATATCCAACAATCTTTGACATTATTCACTCAAAGTATTTTAGATTTTGCAAATCAAATATCTGCAATAACAGGTGAAAAATTAGTTTCATTTTCCAGTACTATAAAACAAATCAGTGAAAATTTCAATCAAGAGGCTTTAGAATCAAGTACGATAGTATTAATATTAACGGAATTATCAGATTCATACTCTAAATTATTTAAAGGTTTTATTGAGTCGTATAATGATTTAATAAAAACAACATTTGAAAGTGTTATGCCATTGTATCAGGTTCATCCAGAAGAAATTGAAGTGAGTTTTGATAAATGGAAAAAGGGTTTACTAGAATATGCAGATTTAACAATTGGTAGTGTCACAGAATTTAATAATATTATGAACGACGCTATTGACTTTTATAAAGTTAAGATTGGGGCGAGTGAAAAAGGCGCAGGATATGTTTTATTAACAGCAGAGGAGTACGCAAATATAGATGCAAATAAGGTAAGAGAAATTGCTAATATATATAAAACAACAGAAGAAAAATTGGCGGCATTATTAGAATTTAAAAAATCCGATTGGACAGAAACAGAAAAACAACAATGGGAAGAATTATTTAAATCTATAAATGAGATGATGGTTTCTTTTAGACAAACAATGGCTGACACAATTGGTGGGGCGTTTAGAGATTCATTAGAAACTGGCAAATTTAAAGATTTTGAACAAAATTTAAGAAATTCATTATATTCACAAATCTTAGACAGTTTAACACAAATGTTCAGTAGTGAATTAAGTGGTAGTTTGGTTAATGCACTATTACCTACCCTTTCAATGGTTCAAACATATATCAGAGAAGGCACGGGAGTATTAGGTGGAGAACCACGTACCGTATCAATCGAAAATGTTATATCTTCTTTTAGTTCTGGTATTGGTGAAGTTTCTAAATCAATAAAAGAATTACAAGAGGGTGGAGTATTTGATGTTTATACAAGTGCGATAGAAGAATTATATAAAGCGATTGGTGCGAATACAAAATCTGTGGACGATAATACTGATGTCATTCAAAAACAAATTGGTAGTTTTTTAGATGAACTCATGTATGGAAAATTTGCTCCTGCGATGAGTCTTGATTTAATTCAGAAACAACAAGAAGATTTGTTTAAGAGAGCCGCCGCAAATCAAGAAGAATTTCAAACATATGCAAATTTTATGACACAATATGGATTAGGTGTTTTACAAACGACCACAACGAATTATCAGGATTTGATTGAAAATATAATTTCGCAAGTCAAGGGTTTACCTTATTACGAACAAGATGAAGAAATTCCAAAATTACAAACAGGTGGATTTGTTAAGTCTGAAGGGTTGGCACATTTACATCCAGCAGAAGTTGTTGTTCCCGCGGGTCAAATGCCAAGTGCAGAAGATATTGGGAAATCAGTGGCCAAGAATCTTGCACCGATGTTGAAAGAAGTGATTAAGGTATTAAAAGATTCTGATAAAGATGTAAAAATAGAAATCGATGGTTCTAAATTAGTGTTTAGCGCTGTTAGAAAAAATACAAATATAAGACAAGAAATAAAGTCGATTGCAAAAGCAGCGTGATGTAATTTTAAAATGAGAGGATAGAGATTGCAACTCGATAAGATAAAAATCCTATTATCTTCCTCTCTTAATTTCAAATAGGATAAATAAATAAAAGGATAATTTATTATGAAAAAGATTTATAAAAATTTAAGTTTAGATTTGAATGATTTAGATGTAGAGATTTGGAAATTTATAAAAAATTTTGAATGCTATCAAATCAGTAATTATGGACGAATTAAAAGTTTTAAAAGATATGGCGGAACAGATGTTAGGATATTAGAACAAAGTAAAGATAATGATGGATATTTTATTGTTGGTTTGCATAAAAATGGAAAGAGACAAAATAAAAAAGTTCACAAATTAATGTACACACATTTTATTGGATTAATTCCGAAAGGGTTTGTAATCCATCATCTGGATTTCACAACAAATAATTTCTTAGAAAATTTTCAAGTTATGACAAGAAGTGAACATCAAAAATTACACAATCCTAAAGGTGAAAAAAATCCAAATTACGGAAAACACCTCTCAGAAAAAACAAAGAAATTAATGAGTGAAACATGGAAGGAAAAATCTAAAAATGGTGAATTAAATAATAAAGGTGAAGATAATGGAAGAGCAATATTAAAAGAACAGGATGTTACTCAAATTAGAAAATTATCTGGTGAAGGATTAACAAATGTGGAAATTGCAAAAATGTTTGGAGTTAATCAACAAACAATTTCAAAAATAAAAAATAGAAAATTATGGAAACATATAAAATAAAAATAGAAAGGAATTGATTATAATGTCAAGTTGTTACATTTTTAACTTTTTAACGGCAATGTCGCCCGATAGCGATATTTATTTTAACGTTAATCCACAATCAGTAATGGGCGTATCGAGTGCTCAAGACTCAGTGCAACATATTGGGTACGGATTCGCCGAAGAAAGAATTTCGTTTTCGGACTCGCAGAAATATTATTTTGACCTCCAATTTGATATGATGTCGTCCGATGACTTCGATTACATTGGTGAATTTTTTTCCAACACACTTAAAGCCTACGGAAATGTCAAGACATTTTTATATCAACCAAACATAGATGAGTTTGATAATGAAAATATTTATGTTGTTAGATTTCTCGAACCAAATATTAATGGATTTTTTAGAAATGTTAATATTTTTGGTATTGGTGGTTTTCGTTTAAAAATTTTAGGAAAATATGTAGTATAAATAATTTAATAAATAATCCAGTGTAGCTTAATGGTTAAGCAGCAGGCTGTTAACCTATGGATTGGAGGTTCGAATCCTCCCACTGGAGCTTAAATAGAAAGGAAGGAGATAAAAATTTTGAGAATTAATCTGTCCAGAAATCAACAAGAATTACTTTGGCAAGATTATAAATCAATTAAATGGTTATTTGAAATTACATTCAGTGGTGATACATCCCCGAGATTTTATTGGTCAACTGTTGACACGAGTTATGATGGTCAGGATTTTTCCTATAAAATCATAGATTTTTCGTCAATAAATATGCAAATGGCGGATTGTGTCAACGAAACAATCCCAGAAAACAGAATAACGTTAACAACATCATTTTTAAATTCAAATGTGAATGGTTATTTAGCATCAGAATTTTTAAATGCTAAGATTAAAATTCGTTTAATTGTTGAAAGTGATTTAAGACCACGTTCTGGAATTGGTA